TTTGTAAGTGATGCTACCAATGAGGAGTACACAAAATTTGATAATATACTAAATGTTGACAAAAATTCTAAAATTTTCCTAATTCAGGAAGTAGAAGATGAAAAATATGAAATAATATTCGGTGATAATATTTTCGGGAAAAGACCAATTTCGGGAAGTTCGGTTTATGTAAGTTACATTGTAACTAATGGGAAACAAGCAAATGGTTCTGCAAACTTTACCTTTAGTGGAATATTAATTGATAATAATAGTAATAGAATTACGAATGGAATTTCATTAATTACAACAAATACTCCATCAGAGAATGGAGATGATATTGAAAAAATTGACTCTATTAAATACATTGCACCTAGAGTATATTCATCGCAGTTTAGAGCAGTTACAGCAAATGATTACAAAGGACTAATACCTTCCATATTTCCTAATGTAGAATCAGTCACTGCTTATGGTGGAGATGAATTAGACCCACCAGAATATGGAAAAGTTTTTATATCAATTAAACCAAGAAATGGTAAATATATTTCAAAAATTACCAAGGAAGAAATAAAAAATAAACTAAAGCAATACACAATTGCAGGAATTAAACCAGAAATCGTAGACCTAAAATATCTTTATGTAGAAATAAACACAAGTGTTTATTATGATAGAAGTGCAATCTCTGAAATTGAAAATCTAAGGAAGAAAGTTATTGAAACAATTACTCAGTATGGAACATCATATGATTTAAATAACTTTGGTGGAAGATTTAAATACAGTAAATTAACATCATTAATTGATATTGTAAGCACATCAATTACTTCAAATATTACAAAAGTAAAAATTAGGAGAGACCTTCAACCAGAATTTAATAAATTTGCAACATATGAATTATGTTTTGGTAATGCATTCCACATAAAAAGAAATAATTTATTGGACAATCGTGGATATAATATTAAATCAACAGGATTTACTATTTTAAATGTAGATGGAACAGTATATTTGAGTGATGTTCCAATTGATGACAAAAAAGGAACAATATTCTTCTTTGTCTTAAAGGACAATTTACCATTTATCATTAAAAATAATGCTGGAGTTGTTCATTACAACACCGGAGAAATCCTTTTAGATGTTGTTAATATTACTTCAACAGTATCAACAAATGGAATTGAAGTCCAAGCTATTCCAGAGTCAAATGATGTTATCGCATTGAAGGATATATATTTAGATTTGAGTATTAGTAACCTAACCGTAAATATGGTTGAAGATAAGATTACTTCTGGTGAAAATACTTCTGCAACAGAATATATCGTAACATCAAGTTATTCAAACGGAGATTATATTAGATAAAATGTCAGAAATTAAGAGAGTCAGAATCCAAAATATAATTGAATCGCAGATTCCAGAATTTTTAAATACGGAGTCTCCCCTATTTAAAGAATTTTTAGAAAGATATTATATTTCACAAGAACACCCAACAGGTATTGCCGATTTTGGGGTAAATGTAGATTCGCTTAAAAATATAACAACATATGATAATGAAACTTTCTTTTCTGCATTTTATCCTAGTATTTTAACAAAAAAAGTTTTAGCTTTTGATGATGTAATTAATGTCTCTCATACCATAGGTTTTCCAAGTAAATATGGTTTGATTAAAATTGATGATGAAATTATATTCTATACATCAAAAACACAAAATAGTTTTATCGAATGCTTTAGAGGTTTTTCTGGAGTACATGATATAAGAAAAACACTTAAATCTGATACTATTAATTTTACAAAAACTGCAGCATCTCCACATATTTCAACCTTTGAAATATCTACATTAGTTCAAAATGATTCAAGATGGACTGTGAGTTTAGTTGATCCCATTAACGTAGCAATTAATGAAGTTGTTTATTTTGAGGACTCTTCATATTCTACTCAAAATATCAATCCGTTAGTCCCTAGAGGAGTACAAGCAAGAGTAACAAATGTATTGTCTCAGCAATTATTTGAAGTAGAAGCAGCAGAAAGCATTTCTGGAAAAGCAAAAGTTGTCAAATCAGTTGTTGTTCAGAATTTAAATTTAGTTTTTTACGAAGAATTATTTAAAAAGTTCAAATCTCAATTTTTACCAGGATTTGAAAATAGAAATTTTATACCGCAAGTACAAATAAAAAATATATTATCTAGAGCAATTGACTTCTATACAACAAAAGGTACAGATACATCATTTAAATTACTTTTCAGTGCTCTTTTTGGAAAAGAAATATCAATAATTAAACCGCAAGAATATCTACTACGTCCATCAGACAATAATTATTTTGTAACTAAAAACATTTTAGTAGAACCAATCAAAAATTATGGAGTTGATTTTTCTACTATAAAAGGAAAAACTATATTCCAAGATATTGATGGATTAGAAGCAAGTGCATCCATTTATTCCCTAGAATATAGACCATTTAATGGTAAGGATTTGTATGAAATATACTTGGATGGAACTTCTTTTGTAAATCAATTTAGATCAACTAAAAAAACAAATATATCAAAAAGTGCAAGTATTAATGCTGATAATATTTTTGTTGATTCTACTATTGGATTTCCAATTTCTGGAAAACTACTAGTAAAAACAAAAAATGCTACAGATCCAGTAGTAATTACATATACAGATAAAACAAATACCCAGTTTCTAGGAATATCTGGAGTTATATTTGATCTAGAGTTTGGTGATGAAATTTATGAAGAAAGATTTGTTTATGTTTATCAAGATGATGGAAGTAAATTAGAATTTAGACTTATTAATGTAATTGGTGAAGTAAATTATAGCACATCATCAAATTTACGAGTAAATGATAAAATTAAGTTGTCATCATTTGGCACCAATCTAAGTGATAAACCAGAGTTTAATAGTTGGATTTACAATTTACCAACTACACATAATATTGAAACAATACAAATTTCTGGTAATTCTACAGGAACTGTTTGGACAGTAAATTTATTTGATAGTATTAAATTTTACATTGGAGAAACTGTAGAATTAATAAACACAGAAGATGAAAATGATGTTGTTAGAACAGCAAAAATAGTCTCTGTTTTATCTGATAAATCAATCCAAGTGGAAACACAATTTAGTTTATCTGGTAAAAATAAACTTAATAGAATAATAAAAACAGGTGAAAGTAATAATACAAATTTAGTTGATGTTTCTATTGTCCCAATAGGAGTTCAAAATACATATATTGATGAAAATAATGAGTATTTCTATGTAACTTCTTCTGGAGTACCAAATTATAAATTATATTCAACACCACAAATTATTTCTTGTACTGCAGGACCAGGAATAGGAATAACAGATACTTTAAATACAAGCAATTTTCATAGATTCTACACCGGAGAAAAAATTTATTTTACTCCCTCGGCAGGGTCTGGAATCTCTACTGGAGTTTATCATCTCACAACAGTTGGTACGGTAAAAGATAGTAAACAAGTTAAGTTGTGTCTAAGTAAAAGTGATCTTTACTCCAAAAAATATATAACTTTTGACAAAGCAACTACTTCTGGTTCATTTGTAAAATTAGATTATGAAAACAAGAAAGTAAGTAATCAAAAAATTGTTAAAAAGTTTAATTATAAGAAGGGACAAGTAACTTTATCCGAAGTTGGTGATAGAACTACAAATAACAAAAAAGTTGGAATATTTGTAAATGGATCAGAAATATTTTCACCAACATTATTTGATGAAAATTAGAATTCATTTCAGTAACTAACTCTGGTAGTGGATATGATGCAATAAATCCACCAGAATTGGAGATTTCGGATGTCTCTGGTTCTGGTGCAAAAGGATATTTAAATATTGTTGGGTCATTAGAGAGAGTTAGAATTATAACTCCAGGTATTGGTTATCAAGTTAAACCAAAAATAACAATTTTGGGTGGAAATGGTTCTGGGGCAGTAGTAGAACCCAATTTTGTAAGATCACAAATTAATAATGGATTTAAAGGTGATGGATTTGGATTAAATCCTACAGATAATAGTATTACATTCTTTGAAAAGCACA